GGTAAAGCTATCATTGTAGCACAACCTATTGAGGTAATCCTCGCGGGATGGTTCAAATGGCAGAACAAGGGAATGTTTGTTCAAGATGCTTTCCCTATGCTCAGTTCAGATGAGCGCGAGTTCCTAATGACTGGTCTAACACAAGAACAGTGGGCTAAACTATTTCCAATTGGAGACGTTAATGATTATCTGTAAAGATTGTAGATATCTTAAGGGGACAGCAATCTGTGTTCGCCCCATCAAGATGAGTGTTCCTGATTATGTCTACGGACATGGTATTAGACAACTATGTAGATATGCTCATGAAGAAAGGGGTAACACACCTACCCGTTGTAGCTGGACCGATAATATGGAAGTCTGTGGTCCTGAGGCTAAATTCTTCGAGTCTATTCCCTTTGTTCCCGATATATTGCCGGAAGAATTTATTAAGCATCCTCGAGTCTATTCCCTAGCTTCACACAATAAGAAATAATAAATGAGAGAATGGGAGAAAAAAGATGCCTAAATCTCGCAACCGTTCACGTGACATTAGAAAGCGTGCTGCAAAGAAGCGTGCTAATAAAGAGAAACTCCAGCGTAAGATGGATGAAGCCTATCTGAATGCTACTGCTAAGTTTCAGGAAACATTCTGTTCCCAGTGTGGAAATAAGTTTGGTCCGGGTGATGCAGGGTATTCTCACTGTATTGACCATGTGGATAGAGCAAAGTTAGAGGACTAAAATGAAAGAAGATAATAAGACTATAAGCGAAACAGATATCCATGAGATAGTGGATATTCCTATGAGTGGTAAGAAGAATATCATTCTGGACAGCCAGATTCTTACCTCTGTAATGGGCTGTCCTCGCAACTGTGATTTACGATTTAATCACAACTTCATGTCACTAAAGGGAAAGTCGAATTCTCTTGAATGTGGTTCTCTCGTTCACACATTCTGTGAAGTCTACTATAAAGAAATAATCAATGGAATGAACCGTGAGAAGGCATTCGGATTTGCAATTACTGCTTCTGAATTGTATATTCAAGGATGCCTTGGTTGTAGGGACTTTGTTTCCACTGAGGAACAAAAGAAACCTACTTGTGGACATAAGCCCAATGAATACCCTGGTCTAAAAAATACACCAAAGGATTCTGCTGACTACAAGACAGGTTGGCAGCATGTTCTTGATACTTGTGATGAGTATCATAGATTTTGGGCTTCTGACCATTGGGTTCCGTTAGAAGTAGAAGTTGTTAAAGGTGAAGTTCTTTATGAGGATGATGAAATCAGAATCCTCTGGAAAGCTAAACTAGACCTTGTGGCTGATACTAATCAGGGAATATTCCCAATAGACCACAAGACAATGAAGCAGCGTAGGGATACTGTATCATTGAACAATCAGTTCATTGGACAGTGTATTCTGATGAGAACTCGAAATGTTTTCATCAACAAGATTGGCTTCCAGAAAACATTGAAGCCCGCAGAAAAGTTCTTGCGTGCGCCTATTTCATATAGTGCTGCGCGACTCATGGAATGGCAGAGTGAAACCCTACCATTCTATGCTAAGCAACTTCTTATGTATGCTGAGATAGGTCATTTTCCTCCTAACTATACACAATGTGAAGGCAAGTATGGTAATTGCAACTTCATAGATGTATGTCAGGCTGACCCCGGTATGCGTGAAGAAGAATTGAAACTTAACTTTGGAGTTGGACCTACTTGGAATCCAACTAATGAGGATGATGATGCTTAAAGAAATATTAGAAACTCTTAATAATGGGCATGAATTAACTCCAGAGAATTTATACATATCTGGAAAGCACAGGCAATGTAAAAAATGTCTAAAAGCTTATACGTATAAAAGATATAATGGAAGGGAATATGCCAAGTAGAGCTGCTAATCATATCCACCGATACAAGAAGAAGAATATCGGTCAGAATGGTAAGAGGTATCTTGTGTATTTCTGCACAAAACCTCTTTGCTCACACTATGTTCCTGTAACTCTTGCCGAGGGTAAAATGTGTGAGTGCTACATCTGTGACTCACCATTCATTATCACTAAGGCTATTGTTAGTGGTTCAAGTGGTGAACCTATGACTAGACCTCACTGTTTAGATTGCACTAAGAAAAGGAAGGCAAAAGATGTTGAAGCAATTGCTGCTTTTCTTGAAGGAACTAAACTTACGCCTTAGTTCAATGAATCATCCTTGGATTTACGATAGAGTTAGTAAAGATTGGTTGGAAAAACTATCAATTAGGGGAGATACTAATGACTATTAAAGAACTAAAGAAACTGTTAGAACAATTTGATGAAAACACTGAGATTAGAACTAGCGAATTCATTATTGATGAGGATACCTTAAACGAAATAGAAGTAGACGTTCTAATTACTGGAGCTAATCAAGTAGGAAATATCGTTTACTTAGAAGGGAGTAGACTAGATGCCAACTCTTGAGAGTGCTAAAATAGACGTTCTATTCTCCATGTTCAAAGGTGAACCGGGAACTAGAAAGTCTACTGCTGCTCTGTCTTATCCAACACCACAGTATTGGGTTTCGACAGACCAAAAGATGGAAGCTATGGTTCTTCCGTCTAAGCGTTTTGGTATCTCTACACGAGATATCGAATATGATGACTATACTGATTGGGATAGCCCTCGCGCCCAATTGGAGAAACTACAAGTTAATTGTAAGTTCAAAACTATCATAGTCGATTCAGTAACATCAATCGGTGATGCTATGACTCGACAAGTTAGGAAGATTAAAGCACAAGATAATACTGGCAAGAAGATAGGCAACATTCCTGTTAGTGGATTTGAGGAGTTCAATGCTGAAGCCTCAGCCTTTCAGGAATTGATTGCAATTCTCAAAGATATTCACAAGTTTCATGGAGTGAATATCATACTTGTTGCTCATGTTCTTGGCGCTCGTAAGGATAATGATGCAAACAAACTTACTCATCATTCACGCATCATCGTAACAGGTGCGGAAAAGATATCTGCTAAGATTGCGTCTTATATGACTGAGGTATACCACTTCAACATTAAGCCAGCATTTGAAGCAGATAAGGAGGGTCAATATGGATTGATGACGGTGCATACTGGTAATGACTATGCTAGAACTTCGTTACCACTACCGCAGGAAATCATGTTCAACGACCAACCGTTGTATGAGCGTTATATCCTGCCAGCTATTAACAAGTTGAAGGCTGAAAAACCAATTGAAAGGATTCCCACACAACCAACACTTCCACCCATAACATCTTTTGCACCTGTATCAACCATTCAACCACCACAAACAAAGTAGGTAAATTATGCCAGTTATTAGCTTTTCTGACCGTGACCTGATGCGTGGAAAGATTATCACCCCTGCGTGGTATAGGGTGAGAATCGAAGCTATTGGAGAAGCCCCCGCGAAACAGTCTGAGAAGGGGCCATCTACAAACTATCCCGTTGAGGCCACCATTCAGTTCAATGGTGATACGGGAGATGTGGAATTCAAGGGAGTTCCGATTGATTGGAATTTCAATAGCAAGGCTATCGGTTTTGCTGTTGGATTCCTTCAGTCCTTCGGTGTGGACGTTAAGTCGGGGACACGTTTCGATTTGAAGTCTGCTGAAAGTAGGGAAGTCGATGTGTTCGTCGAAAATGACACCTACCAAGGTAGACTCGTGAACCGTGTAAACCATAAATATCGCAGTCCTAGGCCCGATGTAACTGCGGTGGTGTAAATATTATGGCTCCTACTCGTAATATACCTTGCCGGACACCCTAAATATGGGGGGAGGAGATAAAAAGTGAGTATTTTCAATCAGATGATTCGCGGGGGTGAAAGCGCATATCCTAGTGATGCACGCACTCAGGAAGGACTAGGACAATTTAAGTCCCGCACATTCAAAGAGACTTTGGGGGACCAGATTCTCTATCACAAGCGTAAGATTGCTGAGTTGGATGCAGTATATGCTTCTCTAACTCCTGAACTCGAAACCTTTGTGGAAGCACTTCAGAAACTCGGCTAACAATTAACTAATGAAAGAAGGAAACTAAAATGGAACCTAAGCCTGATGACGTAGTGGATATGGACGAGGTTGCTAAGGATGAAACCTCTAAAGACCTTGAAGATTCTGAAGTTGATGAGATTGTCACCGACGATGACGAAGATGATGACCTCATTGACGACACTGGCGAAGTGGAAGATGAAGTATAAAATTCATTAGGATAACTAGTTTATGGTAGTCTCGTTAAGAGACGGCCCACCCATTAAACAAAAGTTATTCTGATGATAGGGCATCCGTTCAACGTGCCATTAAGTCTTAGAACTTCTGGACGTAAAATACTGAACGGATGCCCGCTTTTAAGGAATTAACTATGGACCCCGACCAGCATAAACTAGTTTTGCATATGCTACAAGATTTAGAAACCCCCTATAAGGAGTTAACTAAGTGGGAAGAAGAATTTGTAGCATCTGTTAAGGAGCAGTTTGAAAGAACACATAATTTGTCAGAACGACAAGTTGAAATTCTTGAACGGATTTACGCAGAAAAAACTGCTTAGGTAAATATATGACTGAAATAATCGAAGAACAACGCATCAGAGGTAAAATTATTAAAGTCTCAGGGGGTGGATGGGGCTTTATTTCCTCCAAGGAAATTAAATTCACTCGTATCTTCTTTCATTGGACTTCACTGAAACAGGATACTCTCAAATTCACTGAACTCAAGAATGGAATGAAAGTTGAGTTTACGCCAATTGAAGTTGAAGGTAAGGGCCACAGAGCAATTAAGATTAATGTTGTTACTGATGAAGTCCCAACAGAATGACTTTCTTAGAGCGCTACGATAACGAATCTACATGGCATGGTAAGGCTTCCATAATGGAAATCTATCACCTTGCCATGTGTCATAGAATGAAGTTGTTGGTTATAAACTGGACCTTAACTGATACGTCCAAATATTTCGGAGTGTCTGTTGGATTAGTAAGTGAGAATTTGCGTATTGCACAGGAGATAAACAATAACCCGGATATTCTGAAATGCGAATCACGTCAATCAGCTCTCAGACATATTAATAGAAAGGGATAAAACAATGTTTCCAGGAAGCGGCACACAAACAGACCCATATCGTTGTAGTCCAATTACACGTGAATATCTTTCCGCTGCTGTAGAAGCATCATGGAGAGGAATTCGCCCCGGAGAACCTCTTGACCCCGCAGAGAAAGAATCTAGTATTAATTCATCTGGACAAACAGGTGAATATTCCGATTATATTTGGAGACAGGGTTGGAATCGTTATTATGAATATCGTCTTTGTCGTCCGGGTTATGAAGCAGGTGCTGACCCTAAGTTAGGAGATTTGCCTGCTGAGTATCGACCGGGTGATGTTGTTATTCCCCCAGAAGAACCCCTACCCGATATCAATGCAAAACTAAATGCAATCCTTGATAATCAAGGAACTATCTTAAATGACTTAGCTGAGATTAAAAATCAAATGAGAGA